CGGAAGATGCAGATCATATTGCTTTTATTCGCGGGCGTATTGGTTTTGAACTGCCTGCCTGGTTTATCCCGAAAGATGAGAAGCAGGTGCCGACAGGCGCTTTCTTCGCTGGTGCTATTGCTGTTTTCGACAAGACCTGGAAGGGACCGGCAATCAGCTACATCGGGCGCGATGAACTTGAGGCATGTGGTGAGGCGTTTCTGGCGCAGGTTCGCCAGCAGGCGGAAAAACTGGTCAGGGAGATGGCGGCATGACGACGTTAACTCAATGCCAGCAGCAGGTGCTGGATATGCTGATTTCTTATCAGAAAGAACGTGGCTTCCCGCCAACCGATCAGGAGGTGGCAACCATGCTGGGATACCGTTCAGTGAATGCAGCGGTGGAGCATCTTCGCGCACTGGAGAAAAAAGGCGTCATCACGATAAAGCGTGGTGTGGCCCGGGGGATCACGCTTCATACCGTGGTGAAGGACGACGACAGCGAGGCGGTCGGGATTATCCGCTCACTGCTTGCCGGTGAGGAAAACGCCAGGCTGCGTGCAGCCCATTGGTTACATGAGAGAGGCCTGAAAGTATGAAGCTGATCCTGCCTTTTCCGCCCAGCGTGAACACGTACTGGCGACACCCCAACAAAGGGGCGTTTGCTGGTAAGAGCCTGATAAGCGCGGCGGGGCGAAAATTCCAGAGCGCGGCGTGTGCAGCAATAGTTGAGCAGTTACGTCGTCTGCCGAAACCAACGTCGGCACCTGCTTCAGTGGAGATCGTGTTGTTTCCACCGGATAACCGGATCCGCGATCTGGACAACTATAACAAGGCGCTGTTTGACGCCCTGACCCACGCGGGTGTGTGGGAAGACGACAGTCAGGTGAAAAGAATGCTGGTGGAGTGGGGACCGGTTATCCCGGAAGGGAAGGTCGAGATCACTATCATTAAGTACGAGAAAACGGCGGGTGCAGCCGCCTGATTAAGAGGAGAAACGAAGTATGAATAATCTGATGGTCATTGATGGTATTGAAGTTCGTCGTGATGCTTATGGGCGTTACAGCCTGAACGATCTGCACAGGGCTGCCGGTTCTCTGGATAAGCATAAGCCTGCATTCTGGCTCCGCAATGAGCAAACTGAACGTTTAATAAGCGAGTTGCAGATTTGCAACTCGGTCAATATAGAGCCAGTTAACGTTATTCGTGGCGGAAATAACCAGGGGACGTATGTCTGCAAAGAACTGGTGTATGCCTATGCAATGTGGATCAGCCCGTCATTCCATCTGAAGGTGATCCGTACTTTCGATATGGTAACCAGCGCACCGGAAAAATTATCCGGGCAGGCTGCTGACAAGATGCAGGCTGGTGTGATTCTGCTGGACTTTATGCGCAGGGAGTTAAACCTGTCTAACTCTTCAGTGCTTGGTGCCTGTCAGAAACTCCAGGAGGCTGTTGGCTTACCGAATCTGGCACCGCGCTATGCCATTGATGCTCCTGCTGACGCGCCTGATGGCTCAAGCCGCCCCACGCTGTCACTGAGTGCACTGCTGAAGCAGTATGGTATCCGCCTGACAGCTAATCAGGCATATCACCAGATGGTGAAGCTGGGGATCGTCGAGCAGCGCGAACGATACAGCCGTACCGCGATTAACAACATCAAAAAATTCTGGTCGCTGACAGCGAAAGGCTGCATGTTCGGCAAGAACATCACCAGTCCTGCAAATCCGCGCGAGACGCAGCCGCATTTCTTCGAATCCCGATTCCCTGAGCTGTTAAAGCTGCTTGATACCGTTCATTGAGGTGACTGTGAGAGCACTACTGACCCCTGAAATTGCCCCGCGTATGGGGATCGTATTGTTCAGACCAGGTTCAGAGCTGATGCCCCTGTTTATGCAGGGGCGTGTCCTGCTGGAGCCTGAGCCGGAACGTTATTCATCTTTCGCCAGTGGTGCCGTTCCGGCGGCATCACAACCGCTGGCGGATGATCCTGCCGTTCGGGCCGTGTTCCGCAATGAGGCAGTGATCCGTCGTGCTGGTGGCGTGGAATGTCTTGAAAGCTGGTTACTTCGTGAAAAAGGCTGCCAGTGGCTTCATTCCGACTGGCACAGCGAGAACATGACCACAATGCGGCACGCTCCGGGAGCAATTCGTCTGTGCTGGCACTGCGATAACCAGCTGCGCGATCAGTTCACGGAACGGCTGGAATCAATGGCAACGGATAACTGTGCCCGCTGGGTGTTATCTGTTGTGCGCCGTGATCTCGGTTTTGATGATAGTCACGTTGTGACAATTCCGGAACTGTGCTGGTGGCTGATTCGTAATGACCTGGCGGATGCCTTACCGGAAAGTGCAGCCCGTAAGGCACTGAGATTACCGAAGCCTGTTGTGCCGTCTGTCACCCGGGAAAGTGACCTTGTGCCTTCGGTTCCTGCCACCAGCATCATCCAGGATAAGGCGAAAAAGGTGCTGGCGCTGAAAGTGGATCCGGAGTCGCCGGAGTCTTTTATGTTACGCCCAAAACGTCGCCGCTGGGTTAATGAAAAGTACACGCGCTGGGTTAAGACGCAGCCGTGTGCATGTTGTGGAAAGCCTGCTGATGATCCCCACCACCTGATAGGCCACGGTCAGGGTGGAATGGGTACAAAAGCGCATGATCTCTTTGTGTTGCCTTTGTGCAGAAAGCATCACGACGAACTGCATGCGGATACCGTGGCATTTGAAGAGAAGTATGGCTCCCAGCTGGAGCTGATATTTCGTTTTATCGATCGTGCGCTGGCAATTGGCGTGCTGGCCTGATTTTGTGGAGAAGGTTGATGCGTGATATGTATGAAGTATTGGACCGCTGGGGAGCATGGGCTGCAGCAGATAACAGTGGTGTGGACTGGCAGCCTGTTGCTGCAGGGTTTAAAGGTTTACTACCTCATGGAAAGAAAACACGCCAACAATGCGATGATGATGAAGGAATCATGATTGACAGCTGTGTTGCGCGATTGCGGAAATATAAGCCAGAAGAATATGAACTGATCATTGCTCACTTTGTTATCGGTATTTCACTCCGTTCAATAGCAAAGAAACGGAAATGCTCTGACGGGTCAATCAGAAAACAACTTCAAGCAGCAATAGGAGTGATTGAAGGTATTTTGTTGATTATTAAGCCCCTGTAGGGCTTAATAATTCATATGAATTCTGTTTCCGAGATAATATAATCCAAAGAAAGTTGATACTAAGAGTTGCCAAACGAGGAAAGTAAATACAACAGTATAAACCATTAAAACAATACTGTTTTGATAGACATTGATTAATGGTGAAAATATAGCATTAAGTATTATTATAACAATGCTTAATGCTGTTAAAAAAGAGAATAGCATGCAAAGAAATAAGCGTCTGGTCAGAACCTCCTCTGAATTTACTACTTTTCCATTTTCTTTTGTTACTTTTATTTCAATAGAGGCATTTCTTTCATTGCTAATCAATGGTAAATCAATCTCAGCTCTATTGAAAGTTGCTATGGCGGCCAGAGCGGCAATATAAAACCCTGGTAGGTTAGAGATAAATGAAACGATTGATTTAATGAAACCATTGTCATCAAATAAATCTTTGACAGGGATTTTTAATAGAATGAAAAGTACTGCTGTGATAGAAGTAAGTAGAATTGGTGCTACCCAATCATATGCAGCTTTGCCGCTAATACCTTTAATAAAAAGATATCCAAACGGCTTGCCTAGATGAGAGAAAACTGAAAGTATTGGCATAATAACCTCACATCAAATCTATCATTTTCACAACAAACTCTAGTTCAATTTTAACATATGAATCCTTCAGGCGCGAATTAAAGTTATCGATAATGCTTTTCTTAATAAATGTTTTTTCTAAATTATTAAGATTGATGTTTGAGGTTTTGAAATCAACCTGCCTTGGTTTATTTGTTTCAGGATCTTGGAATTTAACCTTTAATTTATCATAACCACCATTCATTTTTTTATTGAAATGAGATGCTACATTTTTAATCCATCCAATAACATTGTCACCATGATTTGGAAGTAATTTTAATGTACTTTCAGTCGGAATGTAAGGTGAATTAACATCAGGAGCATTAATTGTTCCGAATTGATCCTTGACTAATATGACATCTGATAATCCTTTTTGGCTTATTTTATTAAAAAGCTCCTTGTCTAACATTCCTGTAAATTCAAATATTGGTTTGTATCGTATTTTTACTTCTTTTTTTGATGTTGCAGAAATAACGTTAGTTGGATGTTTTGCGGTAAATAAGTCTTCATTGTCTTTCGCCACTTCAAAGAGAATTTTGTCTAAAAAACTATTTAACCGGGCCGTAGATACACCTGGGGTAGATGTACAAATCATATCATAGGTTCTTTTATTTCCATTTAATGATATGACAACATAGGTAGAAACTTCATAGCCTTCACCTTGTTCATATTTTGGTTGGATTTCAACGCGTTCATTAGTATTTGTATTTTTTACAACGGTAGTACTTCCATTTTTATCAACACTATTAATAAGAAGGACAATATGCGTGGGTGAGTTATCTGGAAGTAAAGGATAAAGTTGTACATCTTGGAGAGTAACTACAATATTCCCAGAATCATATGAATGAACGAGTCCCTTTTGTTTAACAATCAATGGGGCAAGCATGTACATTTCCGGAACAGGACATATACACTGGGCTTTTACCTCTTGTGTTGCCTTGGTTCTAAACTTTGTGTCAATGGTCAGACTATGATGAGTAACGAGTCTTTCGCTAGCATTTAATTTTGCCATGAAATCATCCGATTATGATTTTTCGATTTATTTGTTAATCTTACAAAAACGCTAACGCGTACGCAAAAATTATTGTATCGTGTTAAGAGTGGTTACTTCGCCACACAGCTTAAACCCGCCGTCGAGCGGGTTTTGTCGTTTCTGGGGCTGGGGATTCGTTGGTCCTGGTCTATTCCGCAGTTATCCATTGGTTCGGCTTCTTTGACGTTTCCGCTTCTAATTTGCTGTACATGATGTTCCCTCAATTTGCACCTGCTGTATCAGCGAGGTGAGAGATAACTACAAATGCCTCATAACCCAAATACCTGGCTGGAGTTGTTCCAGAGCTGGTGGCGTGGAGACACACCGCTGGGCGCAGTGATTATGTCGATCGTTATGGCTGGCTTGCGCATTGCCTATTTTGGCGGTGGTGGTGGCTGGAAACGAAAAACGCTCGAGATTTTGCTCTGTGGTGCTCTGACGCTGACTTTTGCATCCGCTCTTGAGTATGTCGGATGGCCTAAATCTCTTTCTGTTGCCATTGGTGGCGGCGTTGGGCTGATCGGGGTCGATGCTATTCGTGGGGCTGCAATGAGAGTAATCGGTAATAAGTTTGGTGGCTCTAAGGAGTAATTTATGCAGGTACTAAATTCCCAGCGTAAAGCTTTCCTGGATATGGTGGCATGGTCAGAGGGAACGGATAACGGGCGACAACCGACACGTAACCACGGTTATGACGTTATTGTCGGTGGAGAACTCTTCACTGATTACTCCGATCACCCTCGCAAGCTTGTCACGCTAAACCCGAAACTCAAATCAACAGCTGCAGGCCGTTATCAACTTCTTTCGCGCTGGTGGGATGCTTACCGCAAGCAGTTAGGGCTGACAGACTTCTCTCCTAAAAGCCAGGATGCTGTTGCATTACAGCAGATTAAAGAGCGTGGCGCTTTACCGATGATTGATCGCGGCGATATTCGTCAGGCTATCGATCGTTGCAGCAATATCTGGGCGTCGTTACCTGGTGCAGGTTACGGTCAGTATGAACATAAAATCGGTGACCTGATTTCCCGGTTTAAAGAGGCTGGTGGGGTGGTAAATGAAGTTGAGCTATAAGCTGGTTATCGCTGCATTCTTCTTTACTGTCATCGGTTCTTTCATCTGGTCTGCCAACCACTACTACAGCAAATATCAGCACGAAAAGAAACGTGCTGATGAGGCTGTACAAAATGCTGAATCTGCAACAGCCATTACCCGTAACGTCCTGCAATCACTGCAAATCGTCAATACAGTTATAGAGGTTAACCAGCATGCAAAACAGCAGATCGCACTGGAGTCACAGAGAACCCAGAAAGATATCAAAGTGGCTGTTGCGGATGATGATTGTGCTGCACGCCTTGTGCCTGCTGCCGCTGCTGAGCGGTTGCGGAAGTACGCGGACAGTTTACGTACAAGTTCCGGCAGTACCACTCCCGACGAATCTGATCGCTGAAACCTCGCAACCAGTTATTCCTGAGCCGCTGACTTTTGAGGGCAGCCTAGATTTGAACGTTAGTCTGTTATCGGCGTTGGGTCAATGTAACCTTGACAAGGCTAGCATCAGACGGATTGAACAATCACGATTCTCACAATAGCGAGTTTTTATCATAAGAAAGGTGCTTTTCACTAAATCCCTGCATTTGAAGCTGAAGATGGAAAGAAACGCTACTGGGTATACTACTACTGGTCGCTTATTCTGAATCAGAAGAGAACGGCGTCCTTCAGCTCGAAGAGTCGGCTATAAACAGGCACTTTGGGTGCCTGTTAATGATTAGTCCTGCATGAATCTCTCTCTTTCTATTTCATAACCGTCGCTTTCTTCTCGGCAGTTTTGACATAAGAGATCTCCATAGTAACCTTGTAAGTTATAAGCTTCTTCTAGCTCATAGCCAGAGATAACCTTAGAGCAACCGTTATGGTGCCCGCCTGGATTTCTAACACCACCACATGGGTGAGAAAGGAAAGGTTGCAATACCCTCTTTTGCGGTGCAGAAAGACTATCAAATCCTTTGGTTACAGCTAACTTAGCGATTCCACTAACTTTACCATCTTCATGATAAAATGCGTCACAATTAAGCATTGTATTGAGTAATGATTCTACTTCGTCAGACACTGGAAATACCTCTCTATAAACAAAAGTAATAGCTATCACACAAAGCTTAAGCACATAAACTAAAATAAATCAAAATGTTAATGATAATCGTATAGTAAAAAGAAAAGGCTGAAGTAGCCGAGAGGTAGCAATAGCAGGTTAAGGCAGGCACTTAGTAAGTGCCTGCCACTGGTTAGTAACAAGATGGTGTATTGTTGAATCTGTAAGAGAGGCGAACTATTTCAGAAACCCCTTTTCGGTTTAACAATCGCCTTATATTCTCTGGATTTTTGTAAATAAAAGGATTCCTTAGATCCTCGAACACTCCTCCTGCAATGCAAATCAAATATTCCAGATCTTCTTGTGTTGGTAAGGTTGAAAGTTTGTTATTTGCATTATTCATTTTACAGCTCCTAATTATTGCCGTTATTGGCGTGGTGCATGATAGGAAGTTTGTGATTTTTAACGGTAGCTGGGGCAAGCTTTTTGTGAATCCTATGCACATCATCAAATCGAGTTTTTTAATGCCACAACGAACCCCAAAAGCCTGCCGTGTTCGCGGCTGCCGCCATACCACTACTGACCCGTCAGGCTACTGCGAAAGCCACAAAAGCGAAGGCTGGAAGCAATACAAGCCAGGCCAGTCCCGACACCAGCGCGGTTATGGTTCGAAATGGGATGTTATCCGTGAACGTGTGCTCAAGCGTGACAAAGGCCTGTGTCAGTTGTGCCTGCGTGTCGGTGTGGTGCGTGAGGCGAAAACCGTTGACCACATCATCCCTAAAGCGCATGGCGGCACTGATGCAGACTGCAATCTGCAGAGCCTGTGCTGGCCGTGTCATAAGGCGAAGACGGCCCGTGAACGGCTAAAGTGATAATAATTCTCAACTGCCAGTGGGGAGGGGCGGGTCAAATCCCTGTGACCTGACGTCTTCCGGACTGCCCGCCCCATCGTTTTTTTATACCCGCGAAAAATGAAATTTAACCAGGAGTGCCGCATATGGCTGGAACGGCGGGGCGTTCCGGGCGTCGCCCCAAGCCAACGGCGCGCAAGGCGCTGGCCGGAAACCCCGGCAAGCGAGCCCTGAACAAAGATGAACCTGTTTTTACGCCCATCAAAGGTGTTGAGCCACCGGAGTGGTTCGCTGAAGAAGATCTCCCTCTCGCCACGATCATGTGGCAACTGACAACCAAAGAACTCTGCGGTCAGGGCCTGTTGTGCGTGACTGACCTGGCGGTACTTGAGCGGTGGTGCGTGGCCTATGAGTTCTGGCGACGTGCCGTGAAAAATATTGCCAGCCAGGGCAACACCATCACCGGTGCAATGGGCGGTATGGTCAAAAATCCGGAGCTGACCGCCAAAAAAGAACAGGAGTCCGAGATGAGCAGTACGGGGGCAATGCTCGGACTCGACCCCAGCAGCCGCCAGCGTCTGATTGGCCTGGCGGGGAAGAAGAAAGCCACTAACCCGTTTCTGAAAATCATCGAATCATGAGCCGGAAATCTTACCCTAACGTAAATGCTGCCAATCAGTATGCCCGGGATGTCGTGCGCGGGAAGATTGTGGCCTGCCAGTTTGTGATTCAGGCCTGCCAGCGCCATCTTGATGACCTGATGGCGGAAAAAAGTAAGTCGTTTCGTTACCGCTTCGACAAGGACCTGGCTGAACGGGCCGCCAAATTTATTCAGCTGTTGCCGCACACCAAGGGTGAGTGGGCATTCAAGAGGATGCCCATCACGCTGGAGCCGTGGCAGCTATTTGTGATCTGCTGTGCGTTTGGCTGGGTCAATAAAGGCACCCGGTTGCGCCGCTTCCGGGAGGTGTATACCGAAATTCCCCGTAAGAACGGCAAATCGGCAATCTCTGCCGGTGTTGCCCTGTATTGTTTTGCCTGTGATAACGAGTTCGGCGCGGAAGTGTATTCCGGTGCCACGACGGAGAAACAGGCATGGGAAGTCTTTCGTCCGGCACGACTGATGTGTAAACGCACACCCATGCTGACGGAAGCGTTCGGGATTGAGGTTAACGCCTCAAACATGAACCGTCCGGAGGATGGCGCGCGGTTTGAACCGCTGATCGGTAACCCCGGTGATGGATCATCACCCCACTGTGCGGTGGTGGATGAATATCACGAGCACGCCACCGATGCGCTTTACACCACGATGCTTACCGGGATGGGGGCGCGACGTCAGCCACTGATGTGGGCCATTACTACTGCCGGGTACAACATTGAGGGGCCGTGCTACGACAAACGGCGGGAAGTTATCGAGATGCTCAACGGTTCGGTACCCAACGATGAACTGTTCGGGATCATCTATACCGTTGACGAAGGTGACGACTGGACCAACCCACAGGTGCTGGAAAAAGCCAACCCGAATATCGGGGTGTCGGTTTACCGTGAGTTTTTGTTAAGTCAGCAACAGCGTGCGAAAAATAACGCCCGTCTGGCAAACGTCTTTAAAACAAAACACCTCAATATCTGGGTGTCGGCGCGTTCGGCGTATTTCAACCTGGTGAGCTGGCAGAGCTGCGAGGATAAATCACTGACTCTTGAGCAATTCGAGGGGCAGCCGTGCATTCTGGCCTTTGACCTGGCGCGTAAACTGGATATGAACAGCATGGCGCGACTTTATACCCGCGAGATTGACGGTAAAACGCATTACTACAGTGTGGCCCCGCGTTTCTGGGTACCGTATGACACGGTGTACAGCGTCGAGAAAAATGAAGATCGCCGCACAGCCGAACGCTTTCAGAAATGGGTGGAAATGGGCGTCCTGACCGTTACCGATGGTGCAGAGGTGGATTATCGCTACATCCTCGAAGAGGCCAAAGCGGCGAACAAAATCAGCCCGGTCAGCGAGTCACCCATCGACCCCTTCGGGGCGACCGGGCTGTCACATGACCTTGCTGATGAAGACCTGAATCCCGTCACTATCTTCCAGAACTTCACCAATATGTCCGATCCGATGAAAGAGCTGGAAGCAGCGATTGAATCGGGACGTTTTCATCATGACGGCAATCCCATCATGACCTGGTGTATCGGCAACGTGGTCGGCAAAAACATGCCGGGTAACGATGATGTGGTGAAGCCCGTCAAGGAGCAGGCGGAAAACAAAATTGACGGTGCAGTTGCGCTGATTATGGCGGTTGGCAGAGCCATGCTGTACGAGAAAGAAGACACGCTGTCTGACCACATTGAGTCCTATGGGATCCGCTCGCTTTAACTGAGGTAATTATGATCATGCTGATTCTCGCGCCTCTGGTGGGCGTGCTGGGGGCGCTTTTGCTGGCGTATGGTGCCTGGCTGATTTATCCCCCGGCGGGGTTTGTTGTTGCCGGGGCGTTGTGCCTGTTCTGGTCGTGGCTGGTGGCGCGATATCTCGACCGTACACAGTCGTCTGTCGGCGGAGGTAAATAGTGTTCTTTTCGGGATTATTTCAACGAAAAAGTGACGCACCGGTGACCACGCCAGCAGAGCTGGCGGATGCTATCGGGTTGTCCTACGACACCTATACCGGAAAGCAGATCAGCAGCCAGCGGGCCATGCGACTGACGGCGGTTTTTTCCTGTGTCAGGGTGCTGGCGGAGTCGGTCGGGATGTTGCCCTGCAACCTGTATCACCTGAACGGCAGCCTGAAGCAGAGAGCCACTGGCGAACGTCTGCATAAGCTGATCTCCACGCATCCCAATGGTTATATGACGCCGCAGGAGTTCTGGGAGCTGGTGGTCACCTGTCTGTGCCTGCGGGGAAACTTTTACGCCTACAAAGTGAAAGCATTTGGCGAAGTGGCTGAACTGCTGCCCGTCGATCCCGGCAGTGTGGTACCGAAGCTTAACAGTAGCTGGGAGCCGGTCTATCAGGTCACATTCCCGGATGGCTCCACGGATGTACTGAGCCAGGAGGATATCTGGCATGTGCGCACGCTGACGCTGGACGGACTGGTGGGGCTGAATCCCATCGCCTATGCCCGCGAGGCAATATCGCTGGCGGCAGCGACCGAAGAGCACGGGGCCAGACTGTTCAGCAATGGCGCGGTGACGTCGGGTGTGTTGCGTACAGAGCAGACGCTGTCAGATCAGGCTTATGAGCGCCTGAAGAAAGATTTTGAGGAGCGTCACACCGGGCTTGGCAATGCTCACCGCCCGATGATCCTTGAGATGGGGCTGGACTGGAAGTCGATGGCGCTGAACGCCGAGGACAGCCAGTTCCTGGAAACCCGCAAGTTTCAGCTTGAAGAAATCTGTCGTCTGTTCCGGGTGCCGTTGCACATGGTGCAGAACACCGATCGCGCCACCTTCAACAATATCGAAGAGCTGGGGCTGGGATTTATCAACTATTCACTGGTGCCGTATCTGACCCGCATCGAACAGCGGATCAACACCGGACTGGTACGAAAAAGTAAGCAGGGCGTTTATTACGCCAAATTTAACGCCGGGGCGTTACTGCGCGGGGATATGAAGTCCCGTTTTGAAGCCTACGCCACCGGGATCAACTGGGGAATTTACTCTCCCAATGACTGCCGCGACCTGGAAGATATGAATCCGCGTCCCGGTGGTGATGTCTATCTCACACCGATGAACATGACCACGAAACCCTCCGATGGTAGTAAAGCCGGTAAGCAGAAGGATAACGCCAATGCAGACGAAACAACGTCTTGATGTACCGCTGAGTCTGAAATCTGTCAGTGACTCCGGTGAGTTTGAAGGGTATGGCTCCGTCTTTGGTGTAAAGGACAGCCACGATGATGTGGTGATGTCCGGGGCATTTGCTGCTTCCCTGCGGGCGTGGAGTGACAGAAAAGCGTTACCTGCGCTGCTCTGGCAGCACCGCATGGATGAACCCATCGGTGTTTATACCGAAATGAAGGAAGACGATGTCGGGCTTTACGTCAGGGGACGGTTGCTTATTGATGATGATCCCCTCGCAAAACGCGCACATGCACACATGAAGGCCGGTTCGTTAACCGGCCTTTCTATTGGGTACGTCCTGAAAGACTGGGAATACGACCGGAGCAAAGAAGCCTTTCTGCTGAAAGAAATCGACCTCTGGGAAGTCAGCCTGGTGACGTTCCCGTCTAACGACGAGGCGCGGATCAGCGACGTCAAGAACGCACTGGCCCGCGGGGAAATCCCCGAACAGAAAAAAATCGAAAGAGTCCTGCGTGATGTCGGACTCTCCCGTACCCAGGCCAAAGCATTCATGGCCGGGGGCTATGGCGCACTGTCCCTGCGCGACGCTGAGGATGTGGGCTCTGCACTGAATGCACTGAAAAATCTGAACTTCTAATCAGGAGAAATACGATGGCGGTAGATATTAAAGATGTCGAACAGGTCGCGCAGGAGCTGCAGCAGAAGTTTGACGACTTCAAAGCAAAGAACGACAAGCGCGTGGATGCGATTGAGCAGGAAAAAGGCAAGCTTGCCGGGCAGGTGGAAACCCTGAACGGAAAACTCAGCGAGCTGGAAAATCTCAAAAGCGACCTTGAAAAAGAGCTGCTTGAGCTGAAACGTCCGGCAGGTGGTGCGCAAAATAAACTGGCCACCGAGCATAAAGAAGCGTTTGTGGGCTTCCTGCGTAAAGGCCGTGAAGATGGTCTGCGCGATCTGGAGCGCAAGGCATTACAGGTGGGCACCGATGAAGACGGTGGCTATGCCGTGCCGGAAGAGCTGGATCGCAACATTCTGACCCTGCTGAAAGATGAAGTGGTGATGCGTCAGGAAGCCACGGTGATCACCGTTGGCGGTTCCGACTACAAAAAACTGGTGAATCTGGGCGGTACGGCTTCCGGATGGGTGGGGGAAACGGATACGCGATCCAAGACTGCCACCTCCAGACTGGAGCTGATTGAACCTCTCATGGGGGAAATCTACGGCAACCCGCAGGCTACCCAGAAAATGCTGGACGATGCCTTCTTCAACGTGGAGGCCTGGATCAACAGCGAGCTGGCAACCGAATTTGCCGAACAGGAAGAAATTGCCTTTACCTCAGGCGATGGCACCAAGAAGCCGAAAGGGTTCCTGGCGTATGAATCCACTGATGAAACCGACAAGGTCCGGGCGTTCGGCAAACTTCAGCATATTGTATCCGGCGAAGCGACCGCGGTGACCGCAGACGCCATTATCAAACTGATTTACACGCTGCGTAAGGCACACCGCACTGGCGCGAAGTTCATGATGAACAACAACAGCCTGTTTGCCATCCGTCTGCTGAAAGACACCGAGGGTAACTATCTGTGGCGTCCGGGGCTGGAACTGGGGCAGCCGTCCTCTCTGGCGGGTTACGGTATCGCTGAAAACGAACAGATGCCGGATATCGCCGCTGATGCGAAAGCCATTGCATTTGGTAACTTCAAGCGGGGTTACACCATCGTTGACCGTATCGGTACCCGCATTCTGCGTGATCCGTACACCAATAAACCATTTGTCGGTTTTTATACCACCAAGCGCACCGGCGGCATGCTGGTCGATTCGCAGGCCATCAAACTGCTGAAGATTGCAGCGGCGTAATCATTCATGGGCGCGGAACCGCGCCCCCTGTTCTGACGGGTGAAGAATCATGATCCTGAAACAAGATCTGAAATGGTCACCGGACGGTATGCGTGTTGAGGTCATTCGGGCCGGTGAGTATGACGACGGGGCGCTTCCTGCCCGTGTGCAGGAGATTGCACTTCAGGCCGGGTTAGCAGAGCGCGGAATCAGTGCAAAAAGCAGTAAAGCGGCAAAAGAGAAAAAAGCCACGACCAGTAAAGAGGGCTGAGCATGCTTCTGACAATGGAAGAGATTAAAGCCCAACTCCGGCTGGATGAGGATTTCGATACTGATGACCGCCATCTGCAACTGCTGGCCTGTGCGGCACAAAAGCGGACGGAAACGTATCTGAACCGGAAGCTCTATGCACCGGATGAAACCATTCCGGACAGCGATCCGGACGGGCTGCACCTGCCGGATGATATTCGTCTGGGGATGCTGATGCTTATCAGCCATTTTTACGAAAACCGCTCGTCGGTTACGGAAGTGGAGAAACTCGACATGCCGCAGAGTTTTGGCTGGCTTGTTGGCCCGTACAGGTACTTTCCGCAATGAAAATTCGTCAGGCGCAGACCAGCGCAACCTACATTCTGCCGGACCCCGGTGAACTGAATAAACGCGTCCTGATCCGCCAGCGGGTGGATATGCCCGCGGATAACTTTGGCGTGGAGTCTCAATACCCGGTTACGTTCCGGACATGGGCGAAGGTTATCCAGACCAGTGCCACCACCTGGCAGGAAACCGCGCAGACCGGGGACGCCATCACCCATTACATCACCATTCGCTACCGCCGGGGGATCACCGCTGATTATGAGGTGGTCTGCGGTGACAGTGTGTACCGGGTGAAACGTCAGCGCGATCTGAACGGGGCGCGGCGCTTTCTGCTGCTGGAGTGTACGGAACTGGGCGAATTTACGCAGAGTCACGGAGGCAGCAATGGCGACTTCCTTTTTTCACGTTGATTTTCAGCAGCCCGCGGAGATGCGCTTTAACCGCGCCCGTGTCCGGCGGGCGTTTGTCACGATTGGTCAGCGTCATATGCGTGATGCCCGTCGGCTGGTGATGCGCCGTGCGCGGTCGGCACCGGGTGAAAACCCCGGTTATCAGACCGGACGCCTGGCACGTTCGATTGGTTATATGGTACCCAGAGCCAGTAAACATCGCCCCGGTTTTATGGCACGTATAGCCCCTAACCAGCGCAACGGGAAGGGGAACCGGATGATCTCTGGTGACTTCTATCCGGCGTTTCTGTTTTTTGGTGTCCGGGGAGGAGCAAAACGTCGTCGTAGTCATCATCGTGGTGCATCCGGTGGCAGCGGCTGGCGACTGGCTCCACGTAATAACTTCATGGTGGAAACTCTTGAAAAGAACCGCAGCTGGACACGCTATTTTCTGGCGCGGGAATTGCGTAAATCACTGAAGCCGGAGCGACGACACAGATGAAACTGACGCCTGTTATTGCTGCGCTGCGTGCCCGCTGCCCGTATTTTGAAAACCGGGTGGCAGGCGCGGCACAGTTCAAAAATCTGCCGGAGGTCGGAAAGCTGAGACTCCCGGCGGCGTATGTGGTACCGGGTGATGACTCTCCGGGAGAAAACAAAAGCCAGACCGACTACTGGCAGGAGCTGAAAGAAGGCTTCTCCGTGGTTGTCATACTGAGTAACGGGCGTGATGAGCGCGGTCAGTTTGCCTCGTATGATGTGGTGGACGATGTCCGGCAGATGCTCTTTAAGGCCCTGCTGGGCTGGAACCCGGAAGCGTGCGGTAACCCGATTACCTATGACGGCGGCACGCTGCTGGATCTGAATCGTCATGAGCTGATTTATCAGTTCGATTTTTCGGTCATCAGCGAGCTGACTGAAGACGATACCCGCCAGCAGGATGATCTGAACAGTCTGGATGAACTGCAAACGCTGGCGATTGATGTTGATTATCTCGAGCCCGGTAACGGGCCTGACGGCGATATCGAACATCACACCGAAATAACCCTTCCTTCCTGAGGATCCTCATGTTTGTCAAACCTGTTAAAGGGCGGTCAGTTCCTGACCCTGCCCGCGGCGACCTTTTGCCCGCCGAAGGGCGAAATGTTGACGAGAACAACTACTGGCTGCGCCGTGAAGCAGCGGGTGATATCCGGCGCGTGAATAAAAAGGTGAACACCGATGACGATAAGCTTTAACACCATTCCGTCGAATACGCTGGTTCCGTTGTTTTATGCGGAAATGGATAACCAGGCGGCGAATACTGCACAGGACAGCGGAGCATCGCTGCTGATTGGTCATGCCAATAACGGTGCAGAGATTGTTGCCAACAGTCTGGTACTGATGCCGTCGGCAGACTATGCACGCCAGATTTGTGGTGCGGGAAGTCAGCTGGCGCGTATGGTCGAGGCTTATCGCCAGACTGACCCGTTTGGCGAGCTGTATGTGATTGCCGTTCCGGAAGCCACAGGCGCGGCGGCAACGGTTACGCTGACGGTGACCGGGGCGGCAACCGAAACCGGCACGGTGAATGTTTATGTGGGACGTACCCGCGTGCAGGCACCGGTGACCAATGGCGATAACGTCGCGACGATTGCCGGCAGTATCCAGGATGCCATCAATGCCGTTCCGGCCCTGCCGTTTACGGCTTCATCTTCGGCAGGCGTGGTCACACTGACCGCGCGTCATAAGGGGCTTTGCGGGAATGAAATTCCTGTCAGCCTCAATTACTACGGCTTTGGTGGGGGCGAAGTGCTGCCTGCGGGCGTACAGATTGCCGTGGCGACGGGTACCGCCGGAACGGGTGCTCCGGTTCTCACCGGCGCGGTGGCTGCAATGGCGGATGAGCCGTTTGATTATATCGGCCTGCCGTTCAACGACACGGCCTCCGTTAACACGCTGGTGACCGAGATGAACGATACCAGCGGTCGCTGGAGCTATGCGCGTCAGCTGTATGGTCATGTGTATACGGCAAAGATCGGCACGCTGTCAGAACTGGTGACCGCAGGTGACCAGTTTAACCAGCAGCACATTACCCTGGCGGGGTACGAAAAAGAGACCCAGACGCCTGCCGACGAACTGGCGGCAAGCCGTACCGCCCGCGCAGCGGTGTTTATTCGCAACGATCCGGCACGTCCCACGCAGACCGGTGAGCTGGTGGGTATGCTGCCTGCGCCGAAGGGGAAACGGTTCACGATGACCGAACAACAGACCCTGCTGTCTCATGGCGTGGCAACGGCGTATGTCGAAAGCGGGGTACTGCGCATTCAGCGTGATGTCACCACGTACAGGAAAAACGCTTACGGGGTTGCGGATAACAGCTACCTAGACAGTGAGACTCTGCATACCAGCGCGTATGTACTGCGCAAACTGAAATCCGTCATTACCAGTAAGTACGGGCGTCACAAGCTTGCCAGTGACGGTACCCGCTTTGGTCCCGGTCAGGCGATTGTCACCCCGGCGGTGATCAAAGGAGAACTGCTGGCAACCTACCGTCAGCTTGAGCGTGCGGGGATCGTGGAAAACTACGCACTGTTTAAGCAGTACCTGGTTGTGGAGCGTGATGCCAGCGATCCGAACCGCCTGAACACGCTGTTCCCGCCTGACTATGTTAACCAGTTGCGTGTCTTTGCCGTGGTTAACCAGTTCCGTCTTCAGTATTCAGAGGAGTCCGCATAATGGCCCGTATCGGGGGAACCTGTTATTTCAAAATTGACGGTCAGCAGCTATCGCTGACCGGCGGCATTGAGGTGCCCATGAACAGGACGGTCAATGATGACATCATCGGCCTGGACGGTTCAGTGGACCGCAAGGAAACTCACCGTGCGCCTTATGTCAAAGGGACCTTCAAGGTGCCGAAGAATTTTCCGGTGAGCAAAATCACCTCGTCTGATGAGATGACCATCACTGCCGAGCTGGCGAACGGTCAGGTCTATGTACTGTCGTCTGCCTGGCTGCACGGCGAAGCGAACCATAATGCCGAAGAAGGCACGGTCGATCTTGAGTTCCACGGTGAAGAAGGGGATTACCAGTAATGAAAGAGCTTGAGTTAAAGAAACCGATTACCGCTCATGGCGAGACACTCTCCGTACTGGAGTTTGATGAGCCCACCGGGAAAGATGTCCGCGAGCTGGGGTATCCCTACCAGATGAATCAGGATGAGTCCGTCAGACTTCTGGCGCATGTGGTGTCGAAATACATTGTGCGGCTGGCGAAAGTGCCGCAAAGCTCTGTCGACCAGATGTCTCCGGCAGACCTGAATGCAGCGGCGTGGCTTGTGGCTGGTTTTTTCCTCCAGGCCTGACGGCTGAATACCTCACTGATCGCTTCTTTGACTGCGCCAGCTACTGGCGCATTAATCCCTTCGAATTGCTGAATATGCCGATCAGTGAAATTCCCTTGCTGGTCAGTCAGGCAAACAGGATAGAGCAGGAGAAACGCACACATGGCTGAATTTGAGCTTAAGGCGTTGATCACCGGTGTCGACAGGCTTTCTCCCGCGCTGTCGAAAATGCAAAAGAAAATCCGGGGATTTAAACGCCAGGCGGAAGAAGCGTCACAGGGTGGGCTGGCGCTTGGTGGAGGACTGGCAGCGGGGCTGACGCTTTCCCTGAAATCTTATGCCGATCAGGAAAACGCCGCTACCGGGCTGAAAGTCGCCATGATGGATGCGAACGGCGAGGTTGGAAAGAGCTTTCAGGACATCAATAAACTGGCTATTGGCCTGGGTAACCAGCTACCCGGTACAACGGCTGATTTCCAGAACATGATGCAGATGCTGGTGCGTCAGGGGATCCCGGCAGAAAACATTCTGGGTGGTGTGGGTAAAGCGACAGCTTATCTTGCGGTACAACTGAAAAAAACACCGGAAGCGGCTGCTGAGTTTGCTGCAAAGATGCAGGATGCTACCGGAACGGCGTCAGAAGACATGATGGGGCTGTTCGACACTATCCAGAAGGCGTTTTATCTGGGCGTTGACGATACCAACATGTTGTCCTTCTTCACTAAAACCAGTTCTGTTCTGAAGATGGTGAACAAGGACGGTCTTCAGGCTGCACAGAGCCTTGCCCCCATCAGCGTCATGATGGATCAGATGGGGATGAACGGGGAGTCGGCAGGTAATGCCCTGCGAAAAGTTATCCAGTCCGGATTAAGTGTTAAGAAAATCAGGGACGTCAATAAAGTCATGGCCCGCCAGAAACTCGGGGTACAGCTCGATTTTACTGACGGCAAAGGAAGTTTTGGCGGTCTTGATAACATGTTCAGGCAACTGGCAAAGTTGCGAAAACTGACCGACGTTAAGCGAACAGGCGTACTTAAGGCAATATTTGGTGATGATGCCGAAACCCTTCAGGTGGTCAATGCCCTGATCGATAAAGGAAAGGATGGCTACGATCAGATCCAGCAGAAGATGAATAAACAGGCCAGCCTGAATAAACGTGTTCAGGCTCAGCTTGGTACGCTGTCCAACCTGTGGGAGGCAATGACGGGGACCGCAACTAACGGTCTTGCAGCTATTGGCGGCGCATTTTCTGGTGACGCTAAAAATATCACGCAATGGCTGGGGGAGTTGGGGGAAAAATTCACGAAGTTTGCGGATGAAAATCCCCGGGTTATTCGCGGCGTCGTCGGGCTTGCTGCCGGTCTTGCGATTCTGAAACTGGGATTGATGGGCGTTGGCGGTGCCATCAGTATTGTCAGCAGGATCATGTCGATGACGCCGATTGGCATGATTGCGACGGCGATAGCCCTGGCTGCGGGATTAATTATCACTAACTGGGATGTTGTCGGACCTTATTTTAAGAAACTCTGGGAAACCATTGGTCCTTATTTTGAGGCTGGCTGGGAACTCCTTAAGAAAGTTTTTGCCTGGTCGCCGCTGGGGATGGTGATCAATAACTGGGGGCCGGTTGTTAAGTGGTTTCAGGATATGTGGGACAAGCTGAAGCCAATTATTGAGTGGTTTACCGACAGTTCCGGTGACACGGTCGATGCCATTAACTCTGCGCAGTGGGGCGCGGGTGCTTATGATGCTTATGGGACGGGAATACCGACGCGGGGATACACACCTTATCCGGCGGTGGATCCGGCTCAGTCAAACAACGCCTCCGATGCCACAGGCCCGAATCCCTTCATGATTAACAAAGCTATCGCGCCAAAAGTTGATGGCGAGATCAAGGTTTCATTTATGAATATGCCACCAGGTATGCGGGTTACGGAAACACGTTCCAGTGGCATTGATATTAATCACGATGTTGGGTACACCAGATTTAGGTAAAGACGAACAGGGAGGGCCGTCCCTCCCTGAACTTACTGTGCGAACACGCAATTTCGGCCTGATGGGGAGCCGACAATTCTGGACATTTTTTCGCAAATAACAGTTACTTGTTCTCCTTTTTTAAGAGCAGCAGCTGTTGATTTTTCAGAGTCTTGCATCTCCATTCTTGCTGGCATGAATTCATTTTCAGTTCTGAATTTAATAATTATAGAGTCAGTAAAGTCCTTATCAATGGATTGTACGATACCTCTAACGGCGATTAATTTACCTTTTAACTGTTCATCGGTAGCGACTTCATTTTCTTCATACTCTTTAAACAGCTGTCGAGCAGTAGTGTTGTAGATTTCTTTTTGCGGTGCCGCAGCTTCCGTATCGGATGAGTATGAAGAATTAGAGCCTTTATCGTTATTGCCTGCAAAATATCCAATAATCACCAACCCGATGAAAATATATAAAATCCATTTTAATAATTTCTTCATGTTATCACCTTAATGCTAATAATTTATATGGTTACAAATGGTAATGGCTACCACTACAAATTATGGCATTACCAGTAAATATTACTACTGATAATAAATATGGGACTTATATGACGTGGAAAGACAGGCTTCAGGATGCGTCATTTCGCAGCGTGCCGTTTAAGGTTGAAGAAGAAAGTGCGGGAACCGGTCGCCGTGTGGAAACACATGAATACCCGAACCGCGACAAGCCCTATACCGAAGATCTGGGAAAAGTCACTTTCCGCCCGTCCATCACAGCTTATGTGGTGGGAGATGACTGCTTTGACCAGCGCGATCGCCTGATTGAAGCGCTGAATAAACCCGGTCCCGGCACGCTTGTCCACCCGACATATGGTGAGCTGAAAGTCTGTGTTGACGGGGAAGTTCGGGTCAGCACATCGAAAAGTGAAGGGCGTATTGTCCGCTTTGACCTGAAGTTTGTCGAAGCAGGAGAACTCTCTTACCCCACATCAGGTGCGGCGACGGCGCAGACGCTGATGTCATCCTGTTCTGCACTGGATGACTGCATCAGTGACAGCTTCAGCGGTTTCAGTATCGATGGTGTGGCGGATTTCGTGCAGAACGACGTTATCGGTAATGCCAGCACAATGCTTGGGTATGTTTCTGATGCGATGAAAGTGGTGGATTCTGCCGTATCGGATGCCGCCAGGCTGTTGCAGGGGGATATCTCGGTACTTCTGCCGCCGCCATCCTCAGGCAAAAATTTCGTTGAGCAGGTGCAGAAAATGTGGCGTACCGGGAAACGCCTTTATGGTAACGCCAGCGACCTGGTCACCATGATCAAAACGCTTTCCGGTGTCAGCCTCGGCAGCGATCTGCAACCGCGCGGCGTCTGGAAAACGGACAGTAAAACCACCGCCACGGCGACGCAGCAGCGTAACGTGGTTGCCAGCACCCTTCGTACGACCGCAATCAGCGAAGCGGCGTATGCCGTCACCCGATTGCCTGCGCCAACAACTTCCGCGGTGATGCAGAATTCCGCAGTGGGGCAGGCAACAACACCCGCGCAGAGCACTGGCTGGCCTTCCGTCACGCATCCGGCACTGAACAATGCACCGGCGGTGAAAAACACGGTTGACCTGCCGACGTGGGAAGAACTGACTGACATTCGCGACACACTGAATACGGCAATTGATAAGGAGTTGTCCCGTACAACCAGTGATGCGCTGTTTCTGGCGCTGCGCCGGGTGAAAGCAGATCTGAATGCGGATATCAACACGCGCCTTGAACAGTCTGCACGGATCATTCAGCGCACACCGGATGAGGTTTTACCCGCGCTGGTGCTGGCGGCGACCTGGTTTGATAACGCGGCGCGTGACGCGGACATTATCCGGCGTAATGCCATTACGCATCCCGGCTTTGTGCCGGTGATCCCTCTGAAGGTGCCAGTGCAATGAACGACAATGTCACGCTACGGGTAAATGGCCGGGAGTGGAATGGCTGGACATCGGTGCGCATCGGTGCCGGTATTGAACGGCTGGCGCGGGATTTCAGTGTGGAGATTACTCGCCAGTGGCCGGGAGATGAGGGTATCACCACGCTTCAGCCGCGCATTAAAAACGGTTCAAAAGTGGAAGTGCTGATTGGTGATGAGCTGGTGATCACCGGCTGGGTGGAGGCGACTCCCGTTCGTTACGATGCCCGTTCGGTCAGCACCGGTATTGCCGGACGTAGTCTGACGGCTGACCTGATTGACTGTGCAGCCGAACCGACACAGTTTAACGGACGCTCGCTGGTGCAGATTGCGCAGGCGCTTGCTGCGCCTTTCGGCATTGAGGTGGTGAACAGCGGTGCGCCATCGGGTGTTATTCCTGATGTTCAGCCTGATCACGGTGAAACGGTGATTGAGGTAATCAACAAAATACTCGGTCAGCAGCAGGCGCTGGCTTACGACGACCCGCACGGCAGGCTGGTGATTGGCGGTATTGGCTCAACGCGGGCACATACCGCGCTGGTACTTGGGGAAAACATCCTTTCCTGTGATACGGAGAAGAGTATCCGGGAGCGGTTTTCTGTTTACCAGGTGGCGGGGCAGCGTGCCGGAAACGACGATGATTTCGGTGAGGCCACCACCACCGCGCTGCGGGCCCGCACAGAGGACGCATTTATTGCCCGTTACCGTCCGATGTATATCAGGCAGACAGGGCAGGCCACGGGGGCAGGTTGTATTGCGCGTGCTGACTTTGAAGCCCGACAACGGGCGGCGCGGACGGATGAAACCACCTATGTGGTGCAGGGCTGGCGACAGGGTAACGGTACGCTGTGGCAGCCCAACCAGCGGGTGATTGTCTTCGATCCGGTCTGTGGTTTCGACAATACCGAACTGCTTGTCTCGGAAGTCACGTTTACTCAGGACCAGAACGGCACCCTGACGGAAATCCGTGTCGGCCCACCTGATGCTTATCTGCCTGAACCCGAAGCCCCCGGCGCGCGGAAAAAGAAAAAAGCCAGAGTACAGGAGGACCCGTTCTGATGAGGACGATTGAAGCCATGCAGCGACAACTTCTCGGCCTGATTGGGCGGGCAGTGGTGAAAAGCATCAGTGCCGCCACGAAATGTCAGACTGTGGATGTGTCCCTGATTGCCGGTGAACCCAAAGCCGGGGTTGAACATCTTGAACCCTACGGTTTTACCGCAAGGGCAAACAGCGGTGCGGAAGCGGTGGTGTTGTTTCCGGATGGCGACCGTTCTCATGCGGTGGTTGTTACGGTGTCGGACCGGCGCTACCGCCTGAAAGGGCTGCAGACGGGTGAGGTGGCTGTCTATGACGATCAGGGGCAGTCTGTGACGCTGACCCGGGAGGGGATCGTGGTGGACGGTGCAGGTAAAACGATCACGTTTCGCAATGCGCCCAGAGCACGTTTTGAAATGGACCTGGAAGTGACCGGACAGGTGAAAGACCTGTGCGACTCCGGCGGTACCACCATGTCAGCGATGCGGCTTGCCTATAACGGGCATCGTCACAGAGAGAACGGTCAGGGCAGTAACACCGACAAACCTGATAAAGCGATGGAGGCATGATGGAACTGTGGCTGACGGTGAACGGTAAACGCACCTGCGCCAGCGCACAGCTGGATCCGCTGACCCGCGCCGTGGTGATTTCCCTGTTTACCTGGCGGCGGTCGGAGCCTGATGACAACGCCGATGTCCCGATGGGATGGTGGGGGGATACCTGGCCTGCGGTACAGAATGACCGTTACGGCTCCCGACTGTGGCTGCTTCAGCGCAGCAAACTGACCAATCAACTGGTGCAGACGGTAAGGGGGTATATCCGCGAATGCCTGCAATGGATGATTGATGACGGCGTGGTGTTCCGTATTGATCTGGATATCCGCCGTACCGGGATTAATGAACTGGGTAACAGTATCACTCTCTGGCGTCGTGACGGACCGGTAATGATTTCTTTTGATGATCTGTGGAGTGCGATAACGCATGGCGGACAGTGAATTTCAGCGCCCGACGCTGGCAGAAAATATCAGTATGCTCCGTAACGATTTATTCGCCAGGCTGGACGTCAGCGACACGCTCCGGCGCATGGATGAAGACGTGCGGGCAAAGGTGTATGCGGCGGCGCTGCATACGGTCTACGGGTACATCGATTATCTGGCAATGAATATGCTGCCTGACCTGTGCGATGAGTCCTGGCTGGCGCGACATGCTGCGATGAAACGGTGTCCGCGCAAGGGGGCCACGGCTGCCAGCGGGTATATGCGCTGGGAAGGTGTCAGCGATGGCCTGAAGGTGACTGCCGGGAGCGTGATTCAGCGCGATGACCTGGTTCAGTACACGGCAACTGCCGATGCAACCAGCTCCGGTGGTGTCCTGCGTGTGCCGATCACTTGCTCAACTACAGGCGCGGTCGGTAACGCTGACGACGGTACGGCATTAATCCTGGTCACGCCGGTGAATGGTCTGCCGTCTTCCGGTGTTGCAGATACCCTGACTGGCGGATTCGATACTGAAGATCTGGAAACGTGGCGCGCCCGCGTCATTGAGCGGTATTACTGGACGCCGCAGGGCGGGGCTGACGGGGACTATGTCGTCTGGGCTAAAGAAGTGCCCGGCATTACCCGCGCATGGACATACCGTCACTGGATGGGAACGGGAACTGTCGGTGTGATGATTGCCAGCAGTGACCTGATTAATCCCATTCCGGAAGAATCAACGGAAACGGCGGCAAGACAACATATCGGGCCACTGGCCCCGGTGGCAGGCTCTGACTTGTATGTGTTCAGGCCGGTGGCACATACGGTGGATTTTCATATCCGCGTGACGCCGGATACACCGGAAATACGGGCTGCCATCACCGCGGAGTTGCGTTCGTTCCTGCTGCGTGATGGTTATCCGCAGGGAGAACTGAAGGTGTCGCGTATCAGTGAGGCGATTTCCGGTGCGAACGGGGAATACAGCCATCAGTTGCTTGCACCGGCAGACAATATCTCCATTGCAAAAAATGAACTGGCGGTTCTGGGGACGATTTCATGGACGTGACAAACGATGATTACATCCGTCTGTTATCTGCACTGTTGCCCCCCGGTCCGGCGTGGTCAGCCAGCGATCCGGCGATTGCCGGTGCGGCACCGTCATTAACCCGCGTTCATCAGCGTGCTGATGCCCTGATGCGGGAGCTGGATCCGCGCACCACCACCGAACTGATAAACCGCTGGGAGCGTCTGTGCGGCCTGCCGGATGAATGTATTCCCGCAGGGACACAGACCCTTCGCCAGCGTCAGCAACGACTGGATGCGAAGGTTAACCTGGCGGGCGGCATCAATGAGGATTTTTACCTTGCACAGCTTGCTGCCCTGGGCAGACCAGACGCTACCATCACGCGATACGACAAAAGCACGTTCACCTGCTCATCAGCCTGCACTGACGCTGTGAATGCGCCGGAATGGCGGTATTACTGGCAGGTCAACATGCCAGCCGCCACCAACACCACCTGGATGACATGTGGCGATCCCTGTGATTCCGCACTGCGTATCTGGGGCGACACCGTTGTCGAGTGTGTGCTTAACAAACTCTGCCCGTCGCATACCTACGTAATTTTTAAATATCCGGAGTAATCCATGCATCGTATAGACACGAAAACCGCGCAGAAGGATAAGTTCGGCGCGGGTAAGAACGGTTTTACCCGTGGTAACCCCCAGACTGGCACACCTGCCACCGATCTGGATGATGACTACTTTGATATGTTGCAGGAAGAACTCTGCAGCGTGGTGGAGGCATCCGGTGCCAGCCTGGAGAAGGGGCGAAACGACCAGTTGCTTACCGCGCTTCGTGCTCTGCTGTTAAGCCGCAAGAATCCGTTTGGTGATATCAAATCGGATGGCACGGTGAAAACGGCTCTCGAAAACCTTGGTTTGGGAGAAGCGGCAAGACGGGGGGCGGGAACAGGGGAAAATCAGATACCGGACATGGCTTCATTTAGTGGGGTGAGGG